TTTAGCAAAGAACTAAATAATTTAATTATTTAGCAAAGAACTAAATAATTTAATTATTTAGCAAAGAACTAAATAATTTAATTATTTAGCAAAGAACTAAATAATATCTTCAATTGTAGTTGTAGAATCAATTGAACTTTCTAATATTTCTTTTTTATCTAAAAAAATTATTATTTTAGTTATTAAATTATCATCAAAATAATTTAAATTAAAAAATATCCCATTTGAATTTTTAGTAAATTTAATATCAGGTGAATTTTCATTTATTAAATTAAATAACTTAATAAATGTTTTTTTATTATTTATTTTTTTTATTCTATATATAATATTTAATTTATCTAAACCAGAATATTTTGACATAATAAAATATATATATATATATATATATTTTAATAAAATTATTAATATTTTTTTACTTAATTATAATATTATTATATTATTATATTTAATATAAATGAATAGTTATAAATATTATCCTGATTTAAATGATTCGGAATTTCAAAGTAAAATATATGAAAAAAGAGAGTTTTTTAAAAATAAAATATTACCATATGGTAAATCATTAGATAATTATAATGATATTAAAGAATATCGTGATTTTATATGTAGTGGAGAATTTAAATTATATACACATCAATCATTTTTAAGTAATTTTATAAATCCAAATACGCCATATAAAGGAATATTAATCTTTCATGGTGTTGGAACTGGTAAAACAGGTGGTGCTATATCTATCGCTGAAAATTTTAAAAATACGGTTTTGAAATATGGAACAAAAATACATATATTAGTTCCTGGACCAATAATAAAAAAAAATTGGAAAGATGATATAATAAAATTCACAAATAAATTATATTATGATAATTTAAAAAATCAAAAAGGATTTATAATAAATGATAGTAATATAAAAAAAAAATTGGAAAGATGATATAATAAAATTCACAAATAAATTATATTATGATAATTTAAAAAATCAAAAAGGATTTATAATAAATGATAGTAATATAAAAAAAGAATTATGGAATATTAATTCACAGTATTATAAAATATTAAGTAATAAAAGTTTTTATAAAAAAGTTTTAGGTGAAAAAATTAAAGATTCAGAACAAAAAAATAGAAAAATAGATGGTATAATAGAAAGAGAAATATCAATAAATAAAATAGAAAATTTAAATAATACTTTATTAATTGTAGATGAAGTTCATAATTTAGTAAATAATGAATATGGTTTAGCATTAAAAAAGATAATAGATAATTCAGTAAATTTAAAAATTATATTATTAAGTGCTACTCCAATGAAAAATATTGCGGATGAAATTATAGAAATAATAAATTATCTAAGACCACCAAATGATAAAATTAGAAGAGATAAAATTTTTAATATTCCCAAATATGGATATTTATTAGATATAAAGCCAGGTGGTTTAGAATATTTAAAAAATAAAATAAATGGATATATATCGTATTATAGGGGTGCACATCCTTTATTATTTGCTAAACAAAACGATATGGGTATAATACCAAAAGAATTAAAATTTACAAAAGTAATAAAATGTATTATGGACAAATTTCAGAAAGATAAATATTTAGAAATTCAAAAAAATAAAACGGATACTTTAGAAAAAACAAGTGAATCTATAGCGAATATAGTAATACCTGGATTAAATGATAAAAAAAATGATATAATTGGTTATAATGGTTTAGAAGGTATTAAAAAAATTTCTAACCAATTAGAAAATAATAGGGAGTTATTTTTAAAATTAATGAATAAAAAATTTTTTAATAATAAAATAAAAAATATTGATAATATAATAAAATATAATGATGAAATTGATAATATAACTGGATTAATTTTTAATGTAGAATATTTAAAGTTTTTTTCAACAAAATTCTATACAGCCATTAATAATTTAAATGAATTAGTAGAGGGTAAGAAAGGAGCTAAAACTGCTTTTATATTTTCTAATTTAGTAAAATTAGGAATAGAAATAATAGAACAAATATTAATTCAAAATGGATATTTACAATATAAAAAAGATAGACAATATAATATTTTAGATAATACCAAAGATTATTTAACAGGTATAGAATATAAAAATTTTATAAAAGAAAAAAGAAAAACTATTTTTATACCTGCTACATTTTTAAAAATTACAGGACAGGTAGATGGTGATTTAGATGAGATTGAAGAAAAAAAAGAAATAATAGATAATATATTTAATAATATAGATAATATAAAAGGAAAAAATTTAAAATTTATATTAGGTTCAAAAGTTATGACAGAAGGTATTACACTTGAAAATACTGGAGAAGTACATATTTTAGATGTAAATTATAATTTAGGAAAAACATATCAAGTAATTGGTAGAGGAATAAGACAGTGTAAGCATTATAATGTTATGAATGAAAAAAATCCTTTTCCAAAAGTAAATATATACCGTTATACTGTTTATAATAATGAAGGAAATAGTGAAGAAATTAATAAATATAAAAAAGCTGAATATAAATATATATTAGTTAAAAAAATAGAAAGAGTTTTAAAAGAAAGTTCGATAGATTGTCCTATTAATTATAGTGGTAATATTTTTCCAGAAGAAGTTAAAAAATTTAAAAATTGCGAACTTCCTAAATTTAATTTAAAACAAAATTCAAATGACTTGTGTCCGGATATTTGTGATTTTATGCAATGTGCATTTAAATGTAATGATATTAAATTAAATACTAAATATTATGATAAAACATCTAATTTATATAAAATTATTGATAAAAAAAATTTAGATTATTCAACATTTACACGTGATTTTATGAAAGAAGAAATTATAATGGTAAAAAGTTTAATAAAAAAATTATATAAAATAAAGTATGTATATACAATAGAAGAAATTATTATTGAAGTAAAAAAAATAATAGATAATAAATTGAATCTTTTTGATAATTTTTTTGTTTATCAAGCATTAAATGATTTAATTCCATTAAATGAAAATGATTTTAATAATTTTAAAGATATTATATATGATAAATTTAATAGGAGCGGATATTTAATTTACATTAATAAATATTATATTTATCAACCATTTGATTTATCAGAATTTTCATCAATTTATTATAGAAGGCAATATAATATATCTTTTTCGTCAAATATTGGTATTAGTAATTTAATTTCTAAAGATCCACAATATAAAAGCATTAAAAAAAATACAGATGAAAAAATAATAATAATAAAATATGATTTTATTTCAAATGATAATTATTATAATAAAAGAGAAGAAAATGAATATGTTGGTATTATTGATAAATCTCCATATAAAAAGATATTTGATAATGGAAATGAAAAAGATATTTTTAAATTAAGAAGAAAAAAAGATAAAAATTTAGAAAAGAAAAGAGGAACTGGTATTCCTTCAATAAAAGGTGCTGTATGTGGAACTTCAAATGATAAATCTGAATTGATTCAAATAGCTAAAAAAATTGGAGGTATTGAAACTAAAAAACTAAAAAATAAAGTAGATAATTGTATGGCAATAAGAAATAGATTATTATATTTGGAAAAATATTCAACAGGTAAAGATAATAAAACTTATATGATTATTCCTGCTAATCATAAAACTTATAATCATCCATTAAATTTAGAAAATAGAATAGAATTAATTGAAGAAAAATTAAAAAATATATTAGATAAAAATATTAAATTAGATATTAAGAAAGAATTTAATGGTATTTTTGAGGGAAAAAGAGATAAATCATTCGTTAAATATGTATTAACTTTTGATAATAAAACTTCATATGATAAAAAAATAATAAATAAATATAATTTTAAACTTGATAATAAAAAATATAAATTAGTATTAGAATAAAATATAAAACAAAATACAATAATATTTTTACGACTACCTATATATGAACGTATATAAAAATGATAATAATCTATTTTAACAATATTTATAATAGCGAGTTATACTCTTTATTAATACCTATATATATATAATTATATATCTTGATAAAATAATTATAAAATTTATTAGCAATATTTTATATAATTATAATTATTCTATAACTCTACCATATCCTTTAGTATTACCATCTCTAAAAAATATTGTATTACCAATTTCAATATATTCATTTCTTCTACAAAAAGTAAATTCTACTTTAGTAGTATCACCAGTTCTTAAAAATTGTGTATTGTCTAAAAATGTTAATCTTGCTGGTTGTCTAACTTGACCACAATGAATAACAGGTTCATAATTATTTTTAATTGTAGTTGAATGATGAAGTATTTTAATTTCAGCTTTAAAACTTCTTACTATATTTTCTTTTAATTTAATATTACTAAATACAATAACCCCTTTTTTAATTTCATCTCTGGTAAATGTATCTTTAGTAATAAAACTTATTGCTAAACATCCATATTCTTCATTAACTAATTTGTTAACATTTTCTCTAAAATTATTATGAATAGATTTAACTCTAATATGAATATATCTATTTTTAATTGGACCTACCCATAATTTATCATTTAATTTAATATTACCTTTTACAGTTCCTGCTACAATCATACCAATACCCTTAACCACAAATACACCATCTATATACATTAAAGATCCATGCTCATTTTCTAATTCCCATTTTTTACGGTATTTTAAATTATCTAGTATTATTTTTAATTGATATATATTCTTTCCAGTTTTATTTGAAATAGTAATTACAGGAATTAATGAGTCTATATTACCTATTTTAAAATAAGTATCTATATCATTTTTATCATTTATAATAAATGTTTTTTTATTAAAAAGTGGTAGATTTAATCGTTTTTTAATATTTACCATAGTTCTTTTATATACATTAACTGGGCAAATATCTATTTTAGTAACAACTATAATAAAAGGTATTTTTAAATATAACATTAAACCAATATGTTCTTTAGTCATTTTATTTAAACCCATATTTGATCCTATTACAACTAAGCCATAATCAACAAATAAACCACTTAGTCCATACATTGTAGTTTTAAGATATTTTTCATGACCTGCTAAATCAATTAATGTAATTGATTTATTTTTTTTAATAATATTACTGAAAGTAATACTGGAGGTTCTACCTGATTCTTTTTCATGTTTATTTCTTAATATCATATTTCTTGCTGATCCTCTACCATCATCTAAAACATCTTTTGATAAAACCCCAATTAATGTGGATTTGCCACTATCTACATTTCCGGCTACTGCTATTTTAATATTATTCATATTCTTGATT